GTCATACTTGCGTAGATGCTCGTATGTTTCCTCTAGCCAGCTGCGTTGTTCTTCTGTAGCCTGGAGTACGCCTGTCACACCGATGCCCATGCGCATGTTTTTATGCACAATAGCCTCGGTTTCTGGGTGGTGAGACGGTAGTCGTAGGCTATGCTTGTTGATGCGGTATAGCAGCGTCGCAATGTCTTTGAGTTCTTCTTTGGACTCGATATTGCATAGATAGATCTCTGCTAGGCAGCAAGTTTCATAGTCTTCGAGCGATTGCTCAGCACAAGGATTGAAGCCATTGACTTTGGGGTCTTTGTACTTGGTCTCGCCTGTGCGTCCGAAGGCTCTGGCGGTTTTGAGGTTAATTAGGCCGTACGGTTCGCCGTTGTTTTTGTAGCCTTCCCAGAACTCTTCCGGCAGCGTACTGAAGTCATTACATACAACTGAGTTGTTAGACATTGCGCGCCAGTTAGGCACGTTGCCCAGGTCCCAGCGTTTAGCACGCAGGTACTGGATGTCGTCACTGTCACCTAGTGCAATGATTGCCGAGCGTCTTACGTTGCCAGCAACCACAATGGAACCGACGATATTGATTATGTCGAGGCAGTCGATTGGGCGGAGTTGCTTTCCTCGCCTTCCCTCAATGATTCCTCCAATATTTCGAATTCCCTGGACAAGATCTTCAGGACCACTTGCGACTCCGCCAAAGCCATTAATAGGAGCTCCTTTGCTTCGGATGAGTTGTGTACTGAAACTGAATGTAGCTTGACTGCTGTCTTCAAAAGCAGATCGCAACGTGTGTTCAAGTAGTTTGACCCACCCCTCCCGCGTATCGGGAACAATGAAGTCTGCACTTGCGTTATCGAGTCTTGAAGGCGTAGCAAAAGCCTCTCGTACTGGTGGTAGTTTATAGACATATTCTCGTTGTATGTTGATGCCTACGCCTGAACCTAGCATGAGCATGTCGAACGCCCATGTGAACGGCCTGATAGGCTTGTCGATTGTGGTAAAGGCACAGTTTTGAAGAGAGGCTAGACCGTGTTTGTCTACTGTGGTAGTACCTAACTGCCAGAGGAACCGGCCAGCGACCGATCCCTTGAGGCTGTTAAAGTAATGATAGAGTCTTTCTTCTTCTTCTGGAGTGAATCCGCAGCTGAGTTGTTCTTGTGCTGCTTTGATTACTCTTGTTATTGTGTCATTCCATTCTTCTGTAGGACTGTCAGGATTGTCTGCGATTAGACGTCGTGCATAGGTACGTTTGTAGGTCAGATAGCCGACCGAGCTCCACGGTGTTACTCGTTGCGGAGCTATTACCATCTGTTATCCTCTTCGTCGTCAGCGTCACTGTCTGCGTCACTGGTTGCTGGTTCGTCTTTCTCGACGACTGGGAACTCAGAGCCAGTGGACTCGAAGTAGAACTTGGAACGGTAGTGGTTGAGCATGGCCTCGAGCGTCTTGAGACGGTCAGCAGGTTTAGCCGTTTTGGAAACAGGAAGTGCGTCCGCAGATTGCAGAACTTGCATGAAAGCTACAGCGGAGTTAAGGGCTGATTGCTTTGCAATTACAGTCTGTTTGGGATCTTCGTAGTTACCGCGTGCGGGCGCGCCAGCTGCAGGTGGAGCAGATGGAGCAGTAGCACCGCCAGCGATTACTTGCAGACTTTTTGTATCCATGTTTGCGTATTGGCCGTTGTAAGTCACGTTGAATGTGACGTTATCACCGACTTTGCACTTGGGCGGGTATTTACCGATACCGTAGCTTGTGCCGTTGACACGGGCACTGTACATTTGACCGAACTTGGTCTCTCGGGCGTCGATACTCTGGACGATGCCAGATACAGTATTACTCAATGTGTTTCTCCTTGGTGGTACTAGCATTGTAAATGGCTGCTAGATTGGCCTTTGCCTGGTGCAATGTTTGTTTAACGGTCCCAACGCTAACTTCCATTGCTTCGGCAATTTCTCTGTATGTCTTGTCGTCTAACTTCATCTCTAGGGCTAGCTGTTGTCTTTCTGGTAGCTGGGCTTGTAGGTACTCTAGTAGTGCTACCTCTAGCTCTCTTGTGTACTCTTCGTCTGGCTGCATTGGGCTTCTGTCTATTAGTTCATCGTCTGTGATGGCTGTTAGTTCTGCTTGGCTAGTCCATAGGTCATGTTCGCCAAGACCTCTGTTTTCTTCTCGAAGGGTATCTCTGAGATGGTTCATGATTGCGGATCGGCATACTTTGATGATGTATGTAGTTACGCCGTAGTCGTTTAGTTTATTGATATCCGCGGCTTTCAGCATTTCTAGACTGCGTAGTAGCGAGTCTTGTAGTTCGTCTTCGGCAGGTGATCTGTTTTTGAAGAACTTGTGGGCCCGCATTGCGCTGTCTAGATCTACTGAGAGTTTGTGTACGAAGTCGATTGCGACACCGTCTTTTAGTTTGTATCTGGTGTTTAGTAATTTCCAGACTGCGTTTTTGTCGGCACCAGATTGGTAGTCTAGTAGCAACTGTTTGCGTACTGCATTCAGTTCCTCGATGGTAGCACATTCTTTGGATAGTAGTGGGAGTCCGTACATTTTTCTTGCCAGTCGTAAGGCTGACTGTTTTTTTATTTCGTAAATGATAGGATCCTCGTCGTCCCACGGTTTGTAGTTGTGGTAAGTCATTGTTTTTTAGTGAATTCTCCGTTTGGTAGCACCGAGTAGACTGTTTCTTCTTTTGTAACTCCCCAGTTTCTTGACATTTTGATGCCCACGCCTAGCGGTGTTTCGAAGGAGTAGCCGTAGACTTGCTTGAGATGATTGAAAACATCAGTAGTCAAGCACTGCTTGGACAGTTCCTCGAACTCCGTCTCGTAGCCTTTCTTGATGCGGGTTACGATTGAGTCGTGGATAGTATTAAGAATATGGATAGGGAGATCTTTGCTTCTGTACCAGAAGTATGATAGTGCGATTGGGATAATTTCTCCAGTAGCGAATGACTGGATAGGATAGTTGTGTACTTCGGTAGATACGTTGATGTATCCGTTTTTGTCCATAGAGGCGTTAGGCCAGTAGAAGACCATACCCCACGGGAGTCGTACACGCTTGTTGCTGGCTGCTTGTAGGCACCAGGCACGTTGCGTGCTGGATATGCCTTTGTACTTTTCTTTGAAGAATGCAGCGTAAGCTTTCTGGGCTGGAGTCTTGCCCATGCCTCCGTATAGAGGCGCGAAGGTTGATGCTTTGGCTTGCTGACGAGTAGTTGGCTCACCTGCATCGCTCAGAACCTGTGCGGTTACTGAGTGGATGTCACTGCCGTTACGAATCTCGTTGTCGGCAATCTCGTCTTTACAGACGTCAGCAGCTACTCTGAACTCGAGTTGAGCTCCGTCGCATTCTCCGATTAGCCAGTCATCGTCACCTGCCCAGAATAGACGTTTGTAGTCTCTGGGTAGATTCTGAAACTGAACTGACTTGCTCTTCTTTTCGTTCTTGAAGAGAGTAGGAATGCCAGCTGAAGACAGTCTGTGCGTTACAGTAACGCCCTGTTGGAACTTGGCTTTGAAGTTACCGTCGTTTTCTAGTACTGTACGATAGAAGAATTCTAGGTTTTTGCTGATTAGGGAATCAGCTTTGTTGAACTCGCGGTACAGTGTTAGAAAAGCTGCTTGGTCTTCGGTAGTTGCTTCCAGTTTAGATAGAGTTACCGAGTCTGTGAGTCTGCTACCACCTGCTGTTCTGACAGGCTTGCCTTTGAATTGCAGCTCTTTGAACTGCAGTGTGTCGTACAGGTAGGTAGCTACTTGGACTGGAGATGCGAGATTGATGTCGTTAGTTAGACTGATCAACTCTTGTGCGAGATAGTTACGACGACGCTTGGTCGATTCGTACTCTTTGGTGACGGCTTCTGCGTCTAGGGTCATGCCTTCAAACTCGACGTCAGCCAGGACTAGCGTTGCTAGGTTTCTGGTATGGGCGATGTGCAGTATCTTGTTGCGTTTGAGTAGTACTGTTTGTTTGAGGAATATTTTGTAGGCTAGCGTTACGTCTTGCCAGCAGTAGGTTAGTAGCCAGTCTTTTGGGATCTCTGACGGACATACGCCTGATTTGATTAGGGTAGAGACTAAGTCTTCTTTGGTACCCAGTTTGTACTTTTTAGCCAGTGCGTTGAGCTGTAGTGGTAACTTTCTGTTACCGTTGAGGACCCACTCAGCTAGCATTGTGCAGTAGACCATGATTCTGCGTAGGTCTACACCGCATCGTTTTAGATAACCTGCCTCGAACTTGGCGTTGTGGGCTACGATGAAGTCCACTTTGTAGCAGTCTTCGACTAGTTCGTGTTGCTCGTACTCGTTGCCGAAGCAGTGCTTTCTTTCTACTGTTCCGTTAGGATGTACGAGGTACCAGCAAGCTAGTACGATTGAATTGTTGTCATTCACTGCACTGGCGTCTAGTTGATCGAGAGTCGTCTCGAAGTCTAGAACCATGAATGTGTTGCGGTTTTGCTTTAGGTATATGTCTGGGCGTAGGACGAAGTCAGGAACTGTCTGGTTCGAAGCTGACATTATTCTCCTTTAGTAGTTTTTCTAAGTACTTGATTCTGCTTTCTGCTTTAAGCGCGCGGCTTCTCCACATGTCCAGGATTTTGTTGACAAAGTTGTTATTCACTTGTGTTCTCCGTAGAATAGATGTTTGCCGCGGATGATTAGTAGCTTCATTTTGCGTGCCCAGGAGGGTTTGACGCTGGTATTGTGGAAGTACAGTATGTCTTGGTTGAGATTACTTGCGTTTTCTAGTGCTTTGCGCGTAGCTTTCTTGGAAGCGTAAGAGGGTGTGGATACTTTGTTTATTCCCGTGAATTGGTGTTTTTGGTATACCACTTTGCATGGTGTATTTGGGAACTTTGGGTGATTGCTTCTGTTGAGGATTACTGCCACTACAAGATCCGGCCCGTTAGCAACTCCTCGTGTTTCAGAGTGCACTGCTTTTTCGATACACTGTATCTCTGTAGGAGGCAGATCTATCATACGTCGTACATCCTGCTTACGTCTTTACGGACTTTTACGGGGAAGTTTTCGTGTTTACCTGTGCGTTTGTTCTTGACGATGGACATAATACGTAGCCCTTCTTCGTCTAGCTGCTTGTCAACACCGATGCCTACCTGTACGTCTAGGGCACCTTGGATGCCTGTTTTGCTGTTGTAGACGTCGTTCATGTCCAGAATCTGCTTGTTTTCAGCGCTGTCACCTGCCTGACATAGGCTGACCGCTAGCAGATTGTACTTTTTACCCATCTTACGCATGAACTTGGCAGCGTCTTCGAGCTCGTTGGTCCTGGAATCTTGGTATCCGCCCATGTTTAGGTTAGAGATTTGGTCAACTACCAGGAATTCGGGCCTGTATCGCTCTACAAGGGCTTCAATCTGCTTTGGGGTACCAGGAGCTAGGGAAACGATTGTAAGGCGATTTAGGCCCTTTTCTAGGGCAATCTGCTTGTACCGGTCGAAGTCGGCTAGGACTACGTCTTGTGAGGTCTCGGTCATGTTACATATGAACCTGAGCCAGTAGGAGCTGGTTGGGTCTTCGTTGATGACCATTAGACCGCTGAGTCCCTGCATTAGGAACCCTGCAATGTTGGTAATAGCTGTTAGGGATTTGGCTGAGTTGGGTCTGCCAAAGAATAGAACGTGATTACCAGGGATTACCCCGCCCCCGACTCGCTTGTTTAGGGCATTTGGTCGAAGTTTGATCATGTTTTCTTTGGAGAACGTGGATGTGACCATGTCTACTGCGTCTTCGATGGTTGTGATTTCCATGTCCTTGTCGACAGGGTCATCTACAGCTTCTTTTGTCTGCAGTTCTGATAGTTCTGAGAGCAGTTGCTGCTCTGCTAGTGGGTCACCGTTGACTAGAGCTACTGCAAGTTTATCTTTTACCGTCTTGATCTGTGCCTGGAGCAACATGTGCTTTACGTTTGGCACGCTGACGTCAACTTGCTTGCTTTTGACAGTGTTGAAGTACTCTGATAGAGTTTGTTGGTGTTTCTCTGCTCGTACTGTTTCCATCAGACAACTGAGTACGATGCTAGTGTCGCATTGTTGAGCAGTGACGTCGCGCGAGTAGAACTTTTTAATCTCGACAAAGACCAACTGGGCCATTTTGTCTGTTTTCTTGAACATCGGAGAGCCATATTGGTCAACGAGTTCGAAAGCCTCTCTGCTAGCTAGGCTCGCTGCTAGTAATGTAGTCAGCAAATAGCGTTCTCCTTTCTTCGATAGTCATATTCTTGATGTCTTTGGATAGTGGTAGTAGTTTAGCATTCTTAATCTTGCCTTTGGCTACTATTTCTGTCGCTGTGCCGATAGCGTCGTTGTCTAGGGCTATTAAGACTGTTGTGTAGTTGACGCTGTTGATGTCCTCGACCATTGAGTCTGTGATGTGTGTGCCTAGTAAGGCTGCAGCATCTAGACCTTCTTGTCGTGTGGCAATGGCTGAGAGCAGATCTTCTGTGATTACCAGTGTACTGCCCGGCCAGAACCCTTTCATGTACCATGCCACTCCTCCGTATTCCCCACACATCGTGAGTGATTTGGGGGTTTGTTCTTTGAGCATGTCTTTTAGGTCGTATCCCTCTAGGTCCAGGTATTTGGAAAAGATTGGAATAGCGATACGGCCTTTGCCCTCTGGGCTGTACGTCGTTGTGTAGCGTGTGAAAGCTTTACGTAGATCGATGTTGAAGCGGGAGGCGGCGAGCTCTTGTAGCGCATCTGGGACGGGGTCTTTATGTACCTTCATGAAGGTCTCAAGACGCATCAGCTTTGGTGACTTAGGCTGTTTCTCTGGTTTAGGTAGTGCGGTACCTTTGCCAGCGGCACTAGACCCTTTTATCTTACAGCTGTCTCTGAAGCAGATCCACAAGACTCTGCCATCGTCCTTTTTAGTGATGCTGCACGACTTTTCAGCGGAACTGCCGCCTCCGCATTCTGGACAGACAACAGTGACTGTTTCTCCGGATTGCAGGTTAGCTGCTTCTAGTAAAATCTCTGTTCTTGTCTGTTTAGATGTGGCCATTAGTAAGGTAGTGAGTATCCTGCTGGGGCTAGTGTTAGTATTCCGTTACTTAGTTGGCCCGCGGTTGGGGGCAGTCCGATGAAGTATCCGTCTTCTTGCATGCCTTTGACTGTTATTTCGATTTCGTTATAACGCATGAGATTGGCTGCTTGTGTGGCGCTTGTGCAGCGTACTACGATTGCGTCGTTATTGCCTACTGGTGCGTAAGGATTGGCGTTAGATATCACGTCTAGGTAGACATTGAAGTTGTCTGTGTCTTTGTATATTGGCACTGCTCTGGCAGTTACTTCGTGTTCTCCTGTCCAGTTAAACAGTGCATCAGTTTCTTCTTGGGATAGTCCGTTGATAGAGCGGCTGCATCTAGTAGTCGTTGTTAGTGGAGTGACAGTCGTGAGCGAGCTGAAGTCCGTGAGGGTGTTTGCACGGGCTTGTCTTTCGATCTCCTTGACTTCGCTGATAATGCGCGGTCTACGATTGTCCGTGACGTTGCTGTAGCTGTACGTTTTCGTTTGCCGAGGAATCACCTTTTTGATAGGTGTTTTTGTGAACTGTCTGACGTCGTGTAGCGGGAAAGCGTAAGTCTGGTGTGTTTCTGCTTCGTAAATTGCATCGTCTTCTAGTTCTAGTTTGTTACGCTCGGCAAGCCAGCTGAGCATTCCAGCTTCTGAACAGATGAGCACGACTGACTTGTCTTTTACGAACGCATAGTGCAGTGGGCGTTCGCCGTTGGTGGCCATGTGGGTGATTTGACTTTCCATATCAGTCCAGATGATAGACCAGGCACCGTATAGATCGTCAAGGCCCTGAGCGCCGTTATCGTTGATGCGGGCGGCTAGGGCTTCGGTGTCAGTACTGAACTTTTTCTTGTCCCAGTCTTCGATCGTGCCGTTGTGCACTAGAGCAAAATCGTCTTCTCCGTTGCTGTTTTCGTGGATGAAAGGATGAGCATTGGCGTTGTTGATTTTACCAGTCGTTGCTTTTCTGTTGTGGACTACTGTTACGTAAGACACGTCTGCATCTGCTAGTAGTTCTGCAGCTTTTGGCATGCTGATGAAGGTGCTGCCGTCTACTGCTTTCTTGTAAGATTGCAGTTCTAGATTGCCGTTGATCTGGTACATGCCTGTGGAATCTGCTCCACGAAGCTGAGTCACGATGGTAGCGTCTGTGATGAACTTATCTAGTCCTGAGACAATATTACTTTCGCTGTTAAGTACTGCTGTTAATCCGCACATTAGTTAGTTTCCTTATTAAAAGAGTGGAGGCATTACGCCTGTTCTTACGTACTCCTGGTAGACTGAGTTTCCTGCAGTCATTCTTGCTACTCGTCTTTCTAGTTCTGCTGCGTCAGGTACTACAGTGCCAGTTGTTGTGTTTTCGTAGTAATCTGGTTGTTCGTTTCGATCTGCTGGTCGTTCTTCCATCATCTGCTGCAGTTCAGTTTCTAGTATGATGGTGTCTTCTGGTTTGTATGTTATCATTATTTTTGCCTCTTCTATGAGTTCTAGGAACTTTTCGATTGTCGGCATTTCGTGCTCTGCGCCAAATGCAGCTTCGATCTGTGCACGTACTAGGTGGTACATTGCCTCAAGGTCTTTTCTGACATTGTCATTTCCTGCGCTTTCCCAGGCAGCCATGCCGCATTGTTTTACTGCTAGGCACGCATTGATGTTTTTTACTGCCTCTTCGATAGTTTCTGGTGTCGAGAAGTGCCTGAATTCTAGGGTTCCGTACTTTGATAGAGCCGAAGCATTCATTGAGTAGTAGCGCGTGTCTGGTGTGTACAGTCGGATTTCGTCTTCTGTTTCTCCGTCGTCGTGTAGATAACTGATAATGCCAGCAAGCGCTTCTTCGCTTTCTATAGAGTATCCTAGATATTTTCTGTTGTTGTCTGTTAAGTTGAACAACGCTTTGTCCGCAAGTAATGCTGCGATCATTATGGACATTAGCTGCAGTCTGTTAACATTGAGCATGTTAACGTGGACGTGCATTGACGTTCGTAGCGTTTTGTGCTGCACGAACATACCGTCTGCGAAGGCATCGCTCAGACTTTCTAGAGCTTTGATGACTGTGTCTCCTTTAAGAGGAGCACTGAACACAAATTCGCGTGACTGTCCTCGCAGAGAACCGTCTGTCTTGCGTTCCCAGTGTAGTAGGTCTCCCCTGCTCATGTAGTTTACGGCTAGGTTTTCCATCTCGATTTCTACTCCTACTGAAGTAGTTTCGTCTACTAGAGATAGATTGCTTCGTTTTACAGTATTTTGGCTTTTGTCAGGATCTTGTTTGCCGATGGCTTGACTTAGCGTTTGCATGTTTAACCTTTTTTGTTGATGTAGCTAAATACTTTATTGTTTTTTGCCCAGATTGTTTTGTTGCCTTCTACCCACCCTGCCAGCTCTTCACCAGTTAGCGATTCGAGTCTCCATTTGATTCTGTAGACTTCTCCGTTTTCTTTGTAGCGCGTTTCTTTAGACAGTCTTACCTTTCTGGAGATGGCTACAGCGTCTAGATCATCACCCTTTTTTAGCATTTCTAGAGCTTCTTTTAGGGTCGGATATGTTGGGTTGATGAATTGTTCTGCGTATTTTGGGTTTTCTTGGAGCATTTTGACTGTGTTGTCGTTGATTTTGTGGCACCGTCTGCCGTTTATTGAGAATAATCGGTTTTTTACGTTGATCCACCCTTGCTGCAGTTTGAAACCTTTTAGAGAGGTGAAATCATTGATGTTAATTAGCAGTTGTTTGCTTCTCGGGTTGGAGATTGGCGTGAATTCTAGACAGACTTGGTTAGCATTAGTTTCATTTTCTTCTACGTTCCAGCTGTTTTCTAGCTTTTCACCGTTTTCGATTAGTTCTTTCATTGACCGGATTTCTTCATTCCAGTCTTCCCACTCGTCGGTGTGTTCATCGCTCTCTACCATGTCTCCGTCATCGTCTTCGTATGTGTAGTATTGGTCGGGCGGGTACTCTTGCATGGTTTCTAGGTGGGCTCTTTGCCTTTTTAGCCACTCTCTTAGTGCTTCTAGGCTACCGAATGTGGCTTTGGTTAGTC